GCCGCAGAAGTCACTGGCACAGACTACATAGACCCGCTATCAAGTGGCTTCACAGTCACATCAACTGCTCCTGTTGGCCTTAACGCCAACGGTGGCTCTTACATTTTCTTGTCAATAGCATAGGACTATCAACTATGAGTAATTACATCAAGCTCTCAACGGGCGAAATTAAGACACAAGGCGAGTGGCGGCAGGCAAACAAGAATATGTCTCTACCTCGCGTATGGACTGCTGACACGCTGACTGATCTGGAACTAACAGCTATTTTGGCAGCTCCTAAGCCAGACTGCACAAACCTACAGCAAGTAGTAGGTAACGGTGTCACTACAGACGCTAAAGGCAACACAGTCGAGGCGTGGAGTGTTGTAGATAAGTTTGCTGACACCACAGACGAGGATGGCGTTGTTACTACCAAAGCAGAGCATGAGACTGCTCATACAGCTAGGTTAGTAGCAGACAAAGAGACTGGCATACGCACTGACCGTGACAGACGAATTGCTCTTACCGATTGGACAGGTATGTCTGACGTTACGATGGCTGCTGACATGTCTACTTATCGCCAAGCACTACGTGACATAACAAGTCACGCTGACTTTCCTGATCTTGATGCAGAAGATTGGCCTACTGCGCCTTAACTTTCGGAGGGTATGAGGTGATAATATCATGCTTGAAATTGGACTTGCTATCTCCGCAGCTTCTCATGCTGTTGCGGCGATTCAGAAAGGATTAGCTCTTCATAAGGATGCTTCAGAATTAACAGATCAGTTTAGTACATTTTGGGACGCAAGAGATAAAATAGCTGAAGCAAGGACGCAATCAGATAATACAACGCTAGGGGGAAAGGTTTTTGCTAAACAGAGTGTAGAATCCTTTGCCCTTGAAGTAGCTTTAGCAGAACACAAGACAAAGCAGTTAGAAAAGCAGTTACGTGAGATGTTTATTTATAGCGGTCAAGCTGAAGTATACACTACAATGATGAGAGTGAGAAAGCAAGAACGCTCCAGAAGATTAATAACAGCTAGAAGAAAAGCAGAACAAAAGAAGTTTGTTGCCGACTGCGCTCTTTTAATGACTGTACTGGTGATTAGTATTGGCATTTTTGGTTTTATAGTTAGTTGGCTGATTATGCAGAGTTAATAAGTAAAGGTTTAAAACATGGAAGATAGGCTGAGTAGGGTAGAGAAAAAGATAGACACTTTACAAGAAGCAATAGTGTCTTTGGCAAGAGTAGAAGAACGCCTAGTCACTGTCTTTAATCGACAAACTAATATAGAAGATAAAGTAAACGCTATTGAATCAAAAGTAGATGAGCTAACAGCTAACATGATTAGCTCTAAGTTATTAGAAAGGTTTATTTGGGTTATTGTTGTAGCGTCAGTAGGCGCTATTTTCACATACATGGGGTAGTTATATGACGTACTTACAGCTAGTCAATAGCGTACTGCGCCGCTTGCGAGAGAACGAAGTAGACACAGTGCCAGAGACAAGCTATTCAGTTTTAATTGGAGACTTTGTTAATGATGCAAAGCAGCTTGCAGAAGACTCTCACAGTTGGTCTGCTTTGCGTACATCTATTGAGTTTAACACGGTTGGTGGTACGTCTATTTATGCTTTAACAGGAGCAGGACAAGACGTAGAAGTTAGAGAGGCAATGAACATAACAAGCAAGGGTGTTCTTAGTGCTAGTAACAGAAGTAGGATGAATAAGCGTTATAAGATAGGTACTCCGCTAAGCTCTTCTCCTACTGAGTTTGCTTTTACAGGTACTGATGCTAACGGAGACATTACTGTACAGGTTTATCCTCAGCCTGATAACATCTACACTTTATTCTTTGATGCTTTTGTACGGCAAGTAGACTTAACAGCTGACGCAGACGTGCTAAAAGTACCTTTTAATCCTGTGTTACAAATAGCATTAGGTATGGCATTACGTGAAAGAGGCGAGACAGGTGGTCAAACAGCAGCAGAACAGTTTGCTCTTGCTGATGCTTCATTGTCTGATGCTGTAGCGTTTGATGCTAACAAATACTCAGAAGACACTACATTTGTGGCAGTATAGGGAAACATAATGGCTCAACAATTACAGAGCATTACAATCACAGCCCCAGGATTTGCAGGCATTAACACGCAAGACGCACCGTTAGCGCAAGAGCCTAGCTTTGCTGCTGTTGCGGATAACTGCGTAATTGATAAAGAAGGAAGAGTTGCTTCTCGTAAAGGCTATACAATGGTTACTACTAACGGCGCTGCTGTTTTAGGAACTTCTGATGGTATAGAGGCAATGGGTGAGTTTGTTGCTGCTGACGGAGATATTACATTCTTATCAGCAGGTAATAACAAGATATTTACAGGGACAACTACACTGGTAGATGCTACTCCTGCGTCTTATACCATTACGGCTAATGACTGGAAGTTTGTTTCTTTTAATGACCACATGTTTATGTTCCAGCGTGGTTACGAGCCTTTAATGTATTCAGACCACGTAGGCTCAGTAGAGAAGATGTCAGCACACACACACTCTACAGGAACACCTCCACAGGGTAATGAGTGTCTAGCAGCGTTTGGTCGCTTATGGGTAGCAGACTTTACAGCCGATAAGTCTACAATCTACTGGTCAGACTTACTTGACGGAGCAGCTTGGACAGGAGGCTCTACAGGGTCGATTGACATAACTAAGGTGTGGCCTACAGGGTATGACACTATCGTTGCTCTAGCGGCTCACAACGGCTTCTTAGTGATCTTTGGTCGTACTTCAATCGTTATTTATAGCGGCGCTGAAGACCCATCGACTATGGCTCTAAGTGACACTATTTCTAATGTAGGTTGTGTAGCAAGAGACGCTGTAGTGTCTACTGGTAAAGACTTGATTTTCTTAGATGACTCTGGTGTTCGTAGCCTTGCCCGTACTGTTCAAGAGAAGTCAGCACCTATTGGTGATATTTCTAAGAATGTAAACAATGATATTAAGTCTTTGTTTGTAGCAGAGACAGGCAATATTAGTATGCACTACTCTCCTCGTGAGGCGTTTGTGCTGCTTAACTTTCAACAGTTAGGTGTTGTATATGCCTTTGATACACGTTTTCCACTACAAGATGGCAGCTATAGAGCAACTACATGGTCGCACATGAACCCGCTGTGCTTTACAACTATATCAACAGAAGCGTTGTATATAGGCTCTGCTACTGGTGTAGCTAGTTACTTAGGCTTTACAGACAATACTACTGGGTACTTGCTCAGCTACTTTAGTCACCCATTGAGCTTTGGTGATACGTCTAAGTTAAAGTTTCTAAAAAAGATTAACTTAACTACTTTTGACGGCGCTGAAGCTATAGTAGTGCTTAACTGGGCGTATGACTACTCAGGAGCTTATCAGAAACAAGCGTATACACTGCCTAAGTCGAACGTAGGCCAGTATAACATATCTGAATTTAACACAGAGGCTGAGTATTCATCGTCTATCTCTTTAATCAATCGTCAGAAGATCAACACTAGCGGTCAAGGAACTGTAGTATCTGTTGGTGTAGAGTCAACTGTAGACGGTAAGACAATAGCTATACAAGAGATAAACATACACGCATTACTAGGAAGGATTGTCTAATGAGTAACTATACTAAGATAACTAACTTTGCAGCCAAAGACGCTATGGTTAGCGGCAATCCTGCTAAGGTAATTAAAGGAACTGAAGTGGGTGCAGAGTTTGATGCAATCTCTGTTGCAGTAAACAGTAAGGCTAACCTTGCGTCTCCTACGTTTACAGGAACAGTAACAGTAGCTAATCTAACTGCTACAGGTACTATTACATTGTCTACGATTGACGGCGGCACTTATTAATGGCTTCTTGGGATAAAGACGGCGCAGCCTTAATGATAGAGTTGACCAAAGCAACTCAGGGTAACTTTTCAGTAGAAGAATTAATAGAACTGTATTACTTTATAACACTGCCTGAAGAAAGTAGTGAAGCAACAGTAACACTAATAAAGAGAGAGGATTAGATGAGTTATTTCCATAATGAGTTACTGCTTAGAGTTGTACCAGAAGGATGGGAAGTAGTAGAAGACTTTACTTATACTAGTGACCTACTAAATAAAGACATTACAGTCCCTGCGGGGTACTTTACAGACCTAGCTAGTGTACCAAGAGTAGTAAGGTTTGTTGTTCCAGTAGCAAACGCTAAGAATAGAAAGGCAGCAGTAGTTCACGACTACCTCTGTACTCATGGTAGAGAATTAGAAATAGTAAAGTCACAGAAGGTAAGTGACCAAGTGTTTAGAGAGGCTTTAGGAGTACAAGGAATAGGTCGCTTTAAGAGTGGTTTATTATACTACCCAGTTAGGTTCTTTCAGTTTATTACAGGAGACAGATAAGATATGAGAATTTTATTACTAATTATTATAGCACTGCTTCCTATTGGATGTAGCACTACTCTTGATATTCTAGCAGGTAGTACACACGCCTGTGGCAACATACACGCAGAAGGTTACTTTACAGATACAGAAGGAGAGGTACTTATTATTAAAGCACCTCCAGAGTGGACTCCTGAACAAGTCTTAGCTTTCTGTAACAGGGGTACATAACGTGAAAGACCACTTAGATGAATTGTTTCCTTTAGTTGTTGCTGTCTGCTTAATTGGATGGATGTGGGGGTCAACGGCTTATGCTGATGAGCCTACTTATGTAGATGACGTAGCCCAGATCATTAACGACAACTGTGTTGTGTGTCACCGTGAAGGCGGTATTGGCCCAATGACGTTTGAGACTTACGAGCAGATTAGGCCGTGGAGTCCTTTGATACAGTACAAAGTAATTACTAGAGAGATGCCTCCTTATGCCTATGATGCAAATATAGGTATACAAAACCTACACGGAGACTGGCGT